CTTCGGGATACCTACTAGTAGACACCAGTTGAAACTTCTCTGGTATATAGTAGGGCAAATTGGCTGAAATAGCCGCCTGGGATAATTGATTAGTAAGTGCCATCCCAGTAGCACCAGTGGGCTCTTGCCCAAATCCGTTCCAAGCCCTCATCATCTCTGATGTGGATTTTGTAACGTCAACAGAGTAGGACCTAGGGTCACTACCATTAGGGCTAGAAATACCAGCCCTTGCAATACTCAAGCACGATATAGGCCGTACAACCTTCCCATCAGTATTATTACAATTGATGGTTATGTTGACGCTCCCAGAAACACCCAAAAAACAAAACCCAACATAAGATATTGGGTGTAATTGAGTATAATTGTACTTGAAGAAATTGGGAGAACCGGTAGAACTAGCTGCTAGCTCCCATCCGTTCGCCGGATAATATCCGGGTGGTCTAGGCATGCGAGTCAAAGGAAAAACGAAACAAGTGTGTTTTCCAGCCCACGACACAGATCTTGGGAGAACTTGAGTCATGGCCTTGCTCTGCCTATGTAGTAACTCACGAAAAGTTACTATCTTCTCTCCAAAAACTTCCAGATACGCCCTAGGATCATTATCAAAAGGGGTATCCATAGTGAGCTGTTGGTATTCCTTCTTCGATTGAAGTTGGGCGAAAACATAATTTCCATTAACTTCACATGGAGCAGCAAATTCTATATTTTCCGCTGCTCTCACGAAAACAAGAACATCAACATCACTAGACGCTTCTGGAGCGGTAAGCCTATTCAACACACGCACTTGCAACATACCATTAAATGGTGACAAGCCCGTAAAAGTAGGAGTAGGCCCATTGGACCAATATGGCCCAAAAATATTGGTGGGGAAAGTGTCGCTACCAGGCAAAAACAATTGCTGTTGCATGTAAGGGACTCTTATTTCAAAAGTATCGACTTCGTCTAAGTCGATAATAATGTTTTGAACAGAGGGATCACCCACCCCAACCATATTGGCAGGGAGTTGTTGATTCATGTCCCACGCAATATTCAGCCGCCCTCTGTGATATTGCGTTCGCACGATTTTGAAGCGAAAAATAATATCTCCTCTCCAATAATCGAACATTCTGAATGCATGACACATGGGCGTTTGGTGCACAGTGTAATTGGTGCCTGCGCTTTTCACATAGAGCTCAGGAGTAACCGCTGAAGTGAAGAGAACTTTTCCCTCAACATCAGAAGTAGTCCACAGCGAACCACACAGGAAACTTTCCCTGGCACAAAAATTTGCTATATGCAACTGATCTGCCATGGGGTCGCCCTTGTGGACGTTTGAAATACTTATTTCCTGTTTCGGTTGCAAACTGAGCTTATTGATAGGCTCGGACACCGCAGCACTGGCAAGGGTATGGAAACTAACCTGCTTGAACGGCTGAACATCGCTCATATTAGGCACGTTGGTGAAACCAAAGTAAGAGCTAATATCAGCTACTGCCCCTGAGATAACTTCTGCCCCCCTTGCGAAGGGCCCTATCACTGGAACATCATTTAACCTCCGTGCAATATTGGCTACCGTGCTAGCAGGCCCAGAGATCTGACCATCTTTCTGGTAGTCTTTCTTGGACTGTAACACAGCTACCGCCGTTGCACCAGAGACTTCCACTTCAGTTGCCCAAGCATACACAATAATATTAACACCCGCTGTAGTCACACCATTTGCAGAACGCAATGCTGCAAACTGGTACAAATCTACGAGCCCTAAAGCCCTAAACTGTGTGCTATCGCGTGTGTTTACAAAATTGTATTGCCACAAAAAGGGCAATTCCATTTCTGCGTTGGAAACTGTTTGGGGATCCAACCAGACATGAGGTAATTGACTTACCCCAACTTGCTGGCCAGCAACGTAGGTCCCAGCGCCATACGTAGGCCCTCTTATGGTATACAAGGGATTATAAAAAGCCCCTAACGCTCCATAATAAAATTGGCTAGCATTAATGGTAAACTTCAAATGAAGTTTACAACGAATGAGACCAAAGGTTTCCAATTTATTCCTAATAGCAGGAACATTGAAAAATAGGTGCCACGGATAAAAAGTTGATTTTGAACCCGCAGCACCATTTTCAGTCCACGTATAAGTTGCTATACGTGCTGGTCGACTGAGGAAAGTCGCTAATGATGCCCTCATTAGCTGTGTATCAGCAATAGGATCCAACATAGTCCCCAACTTAAGTGTTTCAGGAGCACTTTCATTGACGAACTGTGTTTGTTCTACGCTTTCATTACGGGAGCCTTCAGTATCGGGTATTGCACTGGCAATACCATTTGTTTCTTCATTTGTTTTTGAAAGTCGAATAACTTCAGCAGGAGGAGCCAACTCAAACTCACTCCGCCTAAATCCTTGATTTGCCGCCAACATGCTTCTGTAAAAACAGACTTCGGGGAACGCCCTTGTGAGCTTACTACCATGACCCATTCTCACTAGCGATTGCAGGATCACTTCTTTGCCAGCGCAGTAACTGTCATGATAGGGTAGTTTTTGGTTAGGCGATACTTCGCTGAGACTAGCTACCCTAGCCTCTGTACTTGGATGTGACATCCAAAAACGGCTCACCATTTGATCATAGGTGAACCGCGGAAAGTTCTTAACGACCATACGTAAATCGTTAGACAAGGTCAACTGATCTAGATGGCTATTGAACTCTTCAAACGCCAGTTTGCCATGGAAAAAACTTTCCATAGACGCACTGACCATAGCTTGCGCAAGCTGCTCAGATTTTGAAACAGCTTTCGAAGCCACCTGCATCAAAACACTCTTATGTATCGATGTAGGTTCTAGAGGACCAACGTAAACACCCAAATCAGGCGAGTACGTAAAGGTTCTCTTGAGGAATGTGGCCTCGCTCAGGTGTATGAAGGGGACGCTTTCGCTAGTCTTGTCAGCCATAGTATAGCCAACACCTATGCCACTGAGCACTTCAGTGACGGAAGTGTGGTTATAATCTTGGTGGCTTTCACTAACAGTAACCACATGGTCGTCACCCAAAACAACCACCCGAGTATGTTCAAAGAAGGCCTCTGGATCCTTCCCCAATTTGACCCATACATACATCAGGTACAGTACATTTCCAATTGAATTGAAAATAGCAGTCAACTGATGCCCGGAAACTTCACCCCCGAGTAAGGTGACCATCATGCCAAACCAGTTGACTGATGGATTTGCCATATCCTCCCTTATGCCATGCATCCTCAAAATTTGTTCCTCAGAAAAATTCCCACTAGCTACGCATATGTCAATGGCCACATCGATTATGGTCTTGATCATTTCAATAGAGAATGAGGAATCAAACTGGCGATAATCACCAGCAAAACAACGTTCTTGCCCAACCTCTGCAAGGCGGGAGTGTAAAAGGTGCCATTCAATTGAGTGACTATTTGTACCAATAGCACACATGAACAGATCTCTATTCCTTTGCACTACTCGCGCAAAAGCCATAAAAGACATTCTCACACAAACGAGAAATTCTACTGGAACAGTAAAGAAAACACGAGTGGCGTCCTCTTGGAATTTCTTGAGTTTCACCACTTCATCTTTCAAATTAGCAGTAAAAACTGGATGGTTTCTAACGCCCATAGAGTAATTATTATGCCATTCTTCAATAGCAGACACTACACTAGGGACGAAATCTTTACCTTCTGGCCATAGCTCAGAGGGAACGTCCACCAAAAATTTACGTTTGGTGGTATTGTACGGATAACCCATACTAGTGGAAAATTTTATGCCGTCGACATACGTAATTCCCGGCATACCATTGAGAGCCACAAAGTATGGATACTCATGCAATAACTCCAACTCCCCTT